TACCGAGGGACCCTACGTTTCACGCATGGCGCAGGTTGAGGAGTTGAAGCGTGAAGGCTTTGACTCCTACACCATCGAGGTGGTGCATGACGAGCGCGCCTGCGAAGAGTGTGAAGGCGTGAATGGATCTACGTTTAGGTTCGAGGATATGCAGGTGGGCGTAAACTTCCCGCCGCTCCATCCATACTGCCGTTGTCAGATTGCCCCCGCTGTGGACGATTGGGACGCTTGGCAACAGAAGCAAGAGGAACTGGCAAGACAGAAAGCCACGGAAGACGCTCGCGAGAATTGGGAAGGCGTCGGAGCGAAGAAGTCTAAACGAACCGTTTTCTTCGAGACGGATAAGGTTGCATTTACGAAAGAGCAAGTTGGCAAAAAGATGCGCAAACATGCTAGAGAATGGAAATTGAATCCGTCGTTAAAAGAAGATAGAGATAAGTTCGTAGAAATATGTAACGAAATTATTGAGAAAGCTGAACGAGTTGCTACCGGTGACTGGTGGGGACAAGAAGGCGATAATCCTTGCACTTTCTATGAATATGATGGTAATCTTGTAATCGTAGATGCAAAGGGTGACTTTGTAACAATTATGCGAGGAGGTGCGACTAATGTCAGATACAGGCGTGCTACAGAAGGTAGTGGGACTTAAAACAAAGCACGATTTAAGTGATGCCCAGTTCGTTAACTTCTTTAATCGTGTACAAGAAGAAGCCAATAAACAAGGAAAAGTGTTCTTTCTTGATTGTGGCGAAGGCAACATGGCAGAATTTGACGACATGTTAGCTATGGATTTATCTGGTTGGTTAGTCGACTTCAGTGAAGCTAAAGAGTTTGAATCACTTTGGTTAATTGGTTCGGATTATGTTCCGGAGAAATTTATCAAAGACGAGTGTGAAGAAGAGTGGAGCAAAGATGAAGATGGTCTCCATATCAATCTAATTACTTTCTAACCTTCACCAACTAACTAGCTTTCACGAGCCACCTCCGGGTGGCTTTTTTGTTATCTCGCCAAGGAGGTGAGAATATGGCGCGAGTAGTGATCTATATGGCCGAGTGGTGCAGCATCTGCCGCGGGACTATCAAGAGGATAGTGCCGGCTTTATCTGAAGAGGATATTGAGTACGAGATTATCGACGTTGACTGCTCACCGAGGTCCAAGGACGCGAAGAGCATCACTCACCTTCCGACGGTGTGCGTTGTGGACGCAGGGGAGCGCGAGCTCATGCGTTGCCGTGGATGTCCCACGGACGAGGTACTGGAAAAGATTATTGAACTGTGTATTGAAAGCGACTAGAGGGTCGCTTTTTTAATGCATCGACCAAGCTTTGATGTCGCTAAAAGCTAAGGAGAAAAGGCACGCCGACGCGCCTTGGAGCGCCGGGGATTAGGAGAAAAACAATGGGTGCAGAAACAAACGCAGCAACAACCACAGAGACCACAGAGGAGACTAAGCAAGCTCAAACTCCTGTAGTGGCTGGCGAGGGCGCTAATAAGGACGCGGCCACCACCACACAGACCGAGCCAAAGCAGGACAACAAGCAGCAGCCAAAGTACACGGACGCTGATGTTGATGAGATTGTCTCTAAGCGTCTCGCGAAGTGGGAAAAGCAGCAAGCCGCAAAGGTCGAAGAAGCTGCAAAACTGGCCGAGATGAACGCTCAGCAAAAAGCAGAGTACGAACGTGACAAGGTCCAGAAGGAGCTTGACGAATACAAGCGTCGCGACACCGTAAACGCGATGGTGGCTGAGTCTCGTCGTCAACTCTCTGAGCAAGGTATCACGGTCAGTGATGATATTCTCGCGCGTTTAGTGGGTGAGACTGCAGAGGAAACAAAGGCGTCCGTTGACGCTTTCTCAACGGCTTTCACGGCTGCCGTAGAAGATGCCGTGAAGAAACAGCTCGCGGGCAAAGCTCCTGCGGCGGGTGTGGCCACTAAGACAATGACCAAAGAAGAGATCTTGGCCATTAAAGACCCAATCACTCGCCAGGCAGCCATCCGCGACAACATCGGATTATTTGTTTAACATTAAGAAAGGTGGCACATTATGCCAGCAGAAACAGGACTTACCGTAAAGACCGACATCGCTCCTGAGATTTCTATTGATTACGTCAACCGATTCTCCCAGGGCATCCAGGAGCTTCAGAAGGCTCTCGGTATTACCAACCTCATCCCAGTACCACAGGGCGGCACCATCAAGACCTACAAGTTCGTGAAGGACGTTAAGAATGGCGTAGTTGCTGAGGGTGACACCATTCCAGCGTCTAACATCAAGCGTCAGCTTGACCAGACCATCGAGCTTCCTCTTAAGAAGTATCGCCGTGTAACCTCTGCCGAAGCTATCCAGCTTCGTGGACGTGATCGTGCAATCAATGAAGCTGACGCTCAGCTTATTGGCACCATCCAGAATGGTATTCGCAGTGATCTGATTGCAAGCGTCGCAACCACCACTGCTGCAGCAAAGAACGGCAAGACCCTTCAGGCAACTATGGCCAACCTCTGGGCAACTCTGACCGCTAAGTTCGAGGGTTATGACGGATTCGACACTGACGCAGCCAACCCATTCGTCTTCTTCGTCAATCCTCTTGATGTGGCTGACTACCTCGGCACTGCAACCGTAACCACCCAGAACGCTGCAGGCATCACCTATCTCAAGGACTTCCTTGGCCTGGGTACCGCAATCACCTCTTCCGCGGTTAGGGCAGGCACTCTCTTTGGTACTGCAGCTATGAACCTCAACCTGGCATATATCCCAGCAAACGGTTCTGACCTTGCTTCCACCTTCGGCCTGACCTCCGACGCTACTGGCTTCGTTGGTATCACCCACAGCACCGACACCAAGACCGCAACCTGCGACACCTTGGTTATGTCTGGCGTCAAGATCTTCCCAGAGATTACCGACGGCGTTGTCAAGGCTGAGATTAAGGCAACCGTCTAATCCACGAGTAAGGAGGTGAGCGTATGAGCGTATTAGATCGTGTCAAGACACGACTCGAAGCGGTTGAAGATAAGCCGAGCGATAAGTGGCTGGAAGAGGTCACGCATACGCTCACGGACCGCATCTGTTTGCGCGTTGGCGTGTCCACGCTACCCACCACAGCTGAATCCCTTGTGGTCGATGCAACCGTCAAGGCGGTGAATCGCCGATTCGATGAAGGCATCACGCAGGAGGCGGAGGGACAGGGCGGAACTCTGTCCCTCCAGTTTGTGGACGATTTACTCGCGGAGTACGCCGCGGAGCTTTCCGCCTTGGCTGAGATTGCTAGGGCGGACACTACCGCCGCTCTGCAGTTTCCAAAGGTGAGGTTCGTATGAAGTGGCGGATGTGTGAGCTGATTGAGCTCGCGGACACCGACGCGCGCGACAAGCTAGGCAATCGCGTGCTCTCGCGCCGGGTACTTACAACCACCCGGGCGAGGGTATGCCCCGCATCGCTTGTAGAGACGCAAAACGAAGGCAATGACTACGCGGCGTATGACCTGACGCTTATCACGACAGTTCCCGCCGAGCTTGCCCTCCGTGCGTCTCTTGTGCGCTTTCCCGTGATTGACGCTGGCGACGTCTTTGAGGTCATCCATGTGAGTGACTTCGGACGCCGCCGCGTTCTGTCGCTGAAGAAGCTAAAGGGTGATGCGTATGCCTAGTGTTCGCCTGCAGTTTGACGATGGCGGACTTGGCGACGCACTGAAGGAGCTTGCAAACATCAAGCCCGAGATTGTTATGAAGCGCACCGTGAATGAGATAGCCGAAGACCTACGCGCAACCACACCGAGAGACACGGGCGAGTTGATTGGATCTATTCGTCAAAGCGTCAAAGGTGGCGAAGGAGAGATTGGCTACACGGGAGAATACGCTCCGCATGTTGAGTATGGCCATAGGCAAAACGTTGGCCAATACGTTCCGAAGCTTGGCAAGCGCTTGAAGGCACCATTTGTGGAAGGCCAGCACTTCTTTGCTACGGAGATTAAGGCGGCGCGCGCTGTTCTGAAGAAGCGGTGCGGTGAGTACCTAAGGAGTAAAGGCTTATGAGGCAAGCATTAAGGCGACTCCCGCTCGACGATTTCGTCGCGGCGGTTGTGGCACGTGTCAAAGAAGGCACGGGCGTTAAATGTGTGACCGACGCGAATAAAGAACCCTCTCCTCTTTATTCCGTCGGCGCACTCTCAGTTCGTCCGGACAAAACTAAAACAATGTGGCTGGATGTCTACACCATCGAGCTTCACGCAATCTCCAAGCCGTCTAAGACGCGCGAGGAGATATTCAAGATGGTGACGGCTCTAGAAGAAGCCATGAGCCAGCCAATTAGTTTGGCTTGTCCGTTCCAGGTCATCCGTCAAACGGATAACGGTCTAAACACAATCAAGCGAGACGAAACAGGAGAATGGCACGCGGTCGTGCCGTTCGAGGTGGTCGTCTCCTATGGTCTGATTATTAAGTAGAAAGGGGCATTACTATGCCAGATTCAACTGCATTCGATAGTGGTGCATATTGCGACGTTTCCGCCGGTGGCGTGAACGCTGTAAACGGCGCAGAGGTACTTCTCGGCGTATTCAGCGCTGACGGCTCTAAGCTTCTCGCAATCGCTGGCGAGAAGTCTCACAAGGTATCGCTTTCCGCTGATACTACGAGCGTCTCCACGAAGTCTTCTCGAGGTGCGTGGAAGGTTAACCGCGCATCCACCCGTTCCTTCGAGGTTTCCGTTGATACAGTGGCCGTGAAGGACGCTGAGAGCGATAAACTGTTCCGCCAGGCACTTGCCGATGGCACTATTCTGTGCGTCAAGGAGTTTTTGGACAATACAGACTTCACGCCAATCGGTGGCGGCGCTGTCATCGTTACCAAGTACGAGGCTGACTCGCCAACCGATGATGTTCGCACTGCATCTGTGTCTCTCACAGGTACAGGCAAGTGGACGTGGTTTGACATTGACGCAGCCGCCAAGGCTAAGGCAATCACCAAGCCAACAGGACGATAAGCGTCCACAAACGCAATCACGGGGTAGCTTCGGCTGCCCCTTTTTTATTAGTTAAGGAGTAAGAAATGGCAGATTTTACCTTCGAGGTTGACGGTACTACATACGAGCTTCTCTACGCGGAGAAGCGTGTTGAGATGGCCGAGAGTGCGATTGGTAACAAGAGCATCATCTCCGTATTCACTGCTCAGCCAACTCTGCGCGAGACCAAAACCATCTTCGCGTATGGTATCCGCGAGAGTGGCCAAAGCGCATGGGTTAATCCAACACAGGCCATCGAGCTTGCTGGAAAGTACCTGCAGGAGCACGGTTACGCTCAGATGATTGAAGCCGTAAGCGACTCACTCATGAAGGACTGCGGTTTTTTATTCCGATAGATCTGGTGAGCCCGCGCTGGGTCAGGCCATCCACAAGCAAACAACAAGCCAACCAACTACAAGAAGCGCCACAGAAGCCTCTGACAGGCTATGAGCGCGACGCAATGTGGGCGTGGGCGGCTGTTCGCTTTGGATGGACGCCGGACGAATTTGACAGGCTCACAGCGGCTCAGATTGCCCTTCTTCAAGTGGCTGAGCATGACCGCGTCGCGTATGACCAGATGCTTCTCAACGAAGCAATAGCCAACGCACTCGCCAACGGCTACAAGAAGAAGAGTGAAGAGCCTGAGCTTCTGTGGGTTGAAGCAAACAAGCCTGACAGAAAGACCATGAGCGCAAAAGAAGCGCGCGACAAAATGGCCGCGCTTGAGAAGGCTCTATCGAATCAACAGAAATAAACATGAGAGGAGGTATATATGGCAAGTGACTATACACTCTCCGCAAAGTTCACCGTTAACGCCGATGGCTTCATTGACGGCGTAAATAAGGCGCAGTCTTCGCTCAGTCAGATCCAGAACAAGGCGCAGGAAGTATCGCGCTCTATGGATCACAGCATGGGCGACGCATCCGGCAGCGTGCAGTCATCGTTTGCCGAGCTTAGGTCGCGGGCTCAGAATATCTTCAGCGGCATCGCGACAAGCGCGAGAAACGGACTGACAAACGCCTGGAACGCCGTGCGCACTAACACCCAGCAAATTACGAGCTCACTGATTGGCGTAGGCCAGGCGGGAATTGCTGCGGTTGCTGGTATGGCCATCCAGGGCGGCATCGACCGCGCGCTGAACATTGACAACGCGCGAAAGAAGCTCGCTGGCTTTGGCCATGACGCCCAGGACATCGAGTCCATCATGGACTCGGCCACACAGTCAGTTCGTGGCACGGCGTTTGGCCTGGGCGATGCAGCAACAGCCGCGGCAACGCTTTCTGCGGCTGGCATTAAGTCCGGCGAGGATATGACCAACACGCTGAAGTCTGTCGCGAACGTTGCGGCAGCATCTGGTCGAGCGTTCAACGACATCGGCGTCATCTTCAGCTCCGTCGCATCGCGTGGCAAGCTGATGGGTGACGATATGCTGCAGCTTTCAAGCTCCGGCGTTCCGGTTCTGCAGCTTCTGGGTGAATACCTTGGCAAGACGTCCAAGGAAGTCTCCGAGATGGTCTCCAAGGGTCAGATTGACTTCCACACATTCTCGGAAGCCATGCGCATCGGTCTAGGCGAAGCGGCCCTGTCGTCTGGTAACACACTGGCTGGCTCATTCGCTAACGTTCGCGCGGCTTTGTCGCGTCTGACCGCTCCAATATTTACGCAGGCCATTCAGGTGTTGGTTGCGGCGTGCGGTGGGTGCTGGGCCTGATTGACCAGCCGGTTTTTGTTGCGATCGCTACCGGCG